AGCATGGGATACCAATCTGGTAATGCCCTCACAACAGGTCAATACAATGTATTGAGCGGTTATCAGGCTGGTTACTTGATGTCTAGCGGCACAGGTAACATCTGTATTGGTAAGGATTCAGGTCGCTCCATAACCACCGCTGGGGACAATATAGCTATAGGTGCAGGTGCAGGTAAGAGTATTACTGGTTATTACAACATCGGGGTAGGTTCTGGTGCGCTTTACTTGGGTGCGGCACTTTCAGGTGCGTTTAATACTGCTATGGGGTATCAAGCAGGATTCAGACTAACAGGATCATCTGCGGGTAATCTACTTCTTGGAAACTCAGCAGGTGCTAATCTGACTACTGTTTCCAACAAACTCCACATAGCCAACAACGCTACTGAATCTCTCCTAGAAGGAGACTTCACAGCAAGAACCTTATCAGTCAACGGTGCTTTAGACGTAGAGGCTATTACAGTCAACGGCGCAGCAGTGGGTGGTGGTGCTTGGACAGTCATATCTAGTCAGACTGTATCAAGTGCAGTGGCGAGCTTAGAATTTCTAAATAGCGTCAGCAGTACCTACAGCCATTATGTGATTAAATTTGAATCAGTTCTAAGTAGTAGTAACTCATATAATAACCTTCAAGTTGACTTATCGGCAGATGGTGGGACTACTTGGCATTCACAGTGGAACTCATTAATAGATCGGACATCCTCTGCCACACCAGCTTTTACTGACTCTACTGTGGCAACTCTAGGTCAGTATGTAGGTAGTTATGCACCATCAAGCGGTGAAGCACATTTCTTCGGATTAGGTAGTGCGGTTAAGAAATCATATTACTCAAATGGTGTGACTCAATATGATAGCGGCTGGGGTAAAGGTAGAGTTGCAAGAAGTGTAGGTAGTACCTCGTTTAGCGCCTCCAGTTATATGGCGGTTGTAGATTCGATAAAGATACGAGTAGTTACTGCAAACATAACTGCTGGAACATTCACCCTCTACGGCATCAAGAATTCTTAGGAGATTCACATGGCAACTAACATATTCAAAATGGTAGACGGTGTAACAATCGAACTCACCGAAGCAGAAAACAACCAACGCATTGCAGAAGGTGATGCAGCGCAAGCAGAGCAAGACGCAAGAGCGTGGCTAGATGGTCGCTTGTCTGAATACCCTGCAATAGCAGAACAGTTAGACAACATCTACCACAATGGCATTGATGCTTGGAAAGCTGACATTGCAGAAATTAAAACCAAATACCCTAAACCAGTTTAAGAGAATTAAATTATGAGAGCTTTAACTACTACAATCGTAGAAACCAACACAGCAGACCAAGTGCAACTCACTGGATTTGTTGATAACCGTGAAGAGGGCCGCGTAGAAATTCACTACATGATTCTACTAGAGGATGGTACACCCTTTAAACGTAATGTACTTACTCTGGAAGGAGATGATGTAGCCTCTTTCTACACCGAGATTGGTGTAGACTTTGATGCTGAAGTTAAAGAGGCTCTGTACACTAAAGTACTGGGCAGCTTAGGCTAAGTAAATAATTAAAATAGTACTTGACTTTACTGTAGATCTGTGATAGACTCCAGTTTACTAAATAGAAATGAGAATCATTCTCAACTGCGTCCTACTAAGGAGAAACGCAATGACAACAACAGAACAAGATCCTGAACTACAGAAGTATTTCGAGAGTTTACAAGATACTTTCATGTCAGAAGGATGGAAGTTCTTACTAGAAGATTTCACTGGGGCTGAAGAGTCCATTAGAGATATCATTCAATGTAAGGACGATAAGGACTTATACTACAGGAAGGGTCAGCTTGATGTAATAGGCAGGCTCCTCGCTTTCGAGACAAGCATCAAGAACTCATATGAGGATTTCCTTAATGATTCGGGTGTTTGATTTTGAATGTAGTGCATGTGGGTACATAGACGAAGTATTTGTGAAGTCCGATAAACGGATAGCTCACTGCTCCCAATGTAGCCAACAGTCTCACAGGCTTATTGCCGCACCTATTAGTAAGTTAGACCCCCACTCAGGAGACTTTGCAGGGGCTACTATCAAATGGGCAAGGCAGCGCCAAAGGCAAATAGAGACTGAACGTAAACGTGAATCTTCATAAGAAGTAACTTCACATAATCTTTCCACAATACTATTATAGTACGGAGCACACATGGCAGACTTTTTAAGTGACGAACTTGAACCTCAATTAGAAGAGGGAGAGGTATTCTCCCAAGTTGGTGAAGAAGAGGAATCCAATCCAGAGATGGATAATCAGGAAGAAACTCCTCAGAAGTACCAAGGTAAATCTAATGCTGAACTCATCCGAATGCATCAAGAAGCTGAGAAGCTCTCTGGTCGCCAAGGTAATGAAGTAGGTGAATTGAGAAAGCTGGTGGACGATTACGTTGTTAATCAAACAGTCACTAAGGCACCTGAAGAAAAGCTAACAATAAGTGATGTCGATTGGATTGAAAACCCAGACGGATCTGTTGATAGGAAGATTGATAACCATCCTGCAATCAAGAAAGCTGAAGAAGCTTCTCGTAGATTTAGTCAGATGGAAGTCATGAATAAGATCTCTACTGCACACCCTGACTTTCAGGAGATTGTAGCAGATGATTCTTTTCAAGATTGGGTAGGTAAATCACAAGCACGTATTAAGAAATTAAAACAAGCTGATCAATTCGACTTTGACGCTGCTGATGATCTATTCACTACATGGAAAGAACGACAAGAACTGATAGTCCAAGCTAAAGCTGGTGCTGATATTGAGCGTAAGAACTCATTGAAGTCAGGCTCTAACGGAGGCGCTCGTGGTTCTGGTGAGGGATCTAAAAAGAAGTTCTTCAAGAGGTCTGAACTTTTACATATGATGCAACATGACCCTGACCGATACTTAGCTAATAGTGAAGCAATAATGCAAGCCTATGCTGAAGGTAGGGTACGATAATAGTTTAAGGAAATATTATGACTACTTCTACATATCCCGCCCAAGGCGGAGCAACAAATAACACAACTGCTGCTAACTTTATTCCTGAATTGTGGAGTGATGAAATCATCGCTGCCTACAAAAAGAATCTAGTTATTGCTAACCTAGTAAACAAGATGCCTATGTCTGGTAAGAAAGGTGATACGTTATATATCCCTACTCCTACCCGTGGCGTTGCTGCTGCTAAAGCTAGTGGCACTGCAGTTACAATTCAAAATGAAACTGCTGACAAAGTAACTATCACCATTGATAAGCACTTTGAATACTCACGCATGATTGAAGATATTACTGACGTACAAGCTTTAGCCTCTATGCGTAAGTTCTATACTGATGATGCTGGCTATGCTCTAAGCAAGAAAGTTGAAGACGACATCTTCCTGCTAGGTCAATCTGCCAATGGTGGTAACGGTTCTACTTGGGCTAAAGCTCAGAAGATGTCTGCTGCTGGTGTATTGACTGACTATGCTGGTTCTGGTGCTTTAGCATTTAACGATGCTGGTTTCCGTAACTTGATTCAGAAGCTTGATGATCTTGATGTTCCAATGGATGGTCGTTCATTGATTCTTCCTCCATCAGCTCGTAATTCTATTATGGGTATTGAGCGTTATACTAGCTCTGACTTCGTTGGTGGTCAGACTGTTGTTAATGGTAAGATTGGTAACTTGTATGGTGTTGATATTTATATCAGTAACAACTGTCCTGTAACTGGTTCTGACAAAGTTGGCTTGTTCATGCACAAAGATGCTTTCGTGTATGCCGAGCAAATGGCTGTTCGTTCACAGACGCAGTACAAGCAAGAGTTCTTGGCTGATCTGTTTACCAGTGATACCATCTACGGTACTGGTGTTCTTCGTAACACTTCTGCTGTCGCTGTTGCGCTTCCTGCGTAGCACACTGGCTGATTAGCCATCATGAGGGGACTGCTTAGTACTTACTACTAGGGAGTCCCCTTTCTTTTTACTTAAGGGAAATATCATGTCAACATTCGCAGAGAAGAGAGCACTAAAAGCACAGATTGCCGCAGCTAAGAAAGCAGGTAAATCTACTCAGACCATTGGTCGTTTACAATATAAGCTAAACCAGCTTACCAAAGATTCTAAAGGTACACCTGTTAAGACTAAATCAGGTGTACTTAAAAG